TACTATAGCAATCATTCTATGGGGTGTATGCTCCTTCAAGAATGCACCGATGATGTGAAGGAAGTGCATAGTTTGTTGGATGTCTCCACAAATTATGACAACCCTGAAGCATTTACTTCAGTGGCAACAGAGTTCAACCACATGATGTCTTCACTAAGTCATGTTGGTGTGAAGGTATATCTTGCTGACGAAAAGTATTTCCCAGTAGGACACCGTGGTGTCTATCATACTGTAAGTAATAACTTCTATCTAAACAAAACATTCATGGGTCGTCCACACATTCTGATGAGTGTGATGAGACATGAAGGATGGCATGCAGCACAAGATTGTATGGCAGGAACGATTGATAATAGTTTGATTGCTATTATCTTGCCCGAAGATGCTGTCCCTGAGATGTGGCAAGAGATGGCACGTAGGACCTATGCATTTCAACCAGGAGCAATTCCATGGGAGAAGGAAGCAATGTGGGCAGGTAAGACTGAACACATGACCATGAATGCATTGAATGCCTGTGCTGCTGGTCAAATGTGGAAGGAATATGAACCGACTCCACTCACACGTCAATACTTAGAGGAGAATGGTTTTATTGACTGATGGTTCAACAAATCAAATGGTTTTCCGCAACCATCATCCTCATCGCTATGGTTTTTCATGTGATGGGGTGGACTCCCTGGAATAGTATCCTCCAACTTGTAGGTGCTAGTGGTTGGACATACGTGGGATTCAAGTGGAAGGAACGTGCAATCGTCATGAATTTCCTTCCACAGTTTTTCATCATCATCCCTGGTCTCATCTACCTGTTCTCTAAATAGAGCAGGTATTTTTATGCTATGTCACCTTCAGTAAATCAACCATGGGATAAACTGAAAACATGTTTGGTTGGTAGATCATATCCTCCAGAGTTTTATAGTTATATCAAGGATCCTAGGGCACGTGCTGGGATGGAAAGGATTGCACAAGAAACTGAAGAAGATTTTGTAAAACTAACCAACAAACTGACGGAGTTAGGTGTCAATGTAATTAGAACTAATATTTCTGACGACTGGGAAAGAGATCATAACTGGGGGTACACAGCTAACTATCCTTCTGCTATGATCCCTCGTGACCATACTATGGTTCTGGGAAACAAGTTATACATGCCTAATCATGATTATTTGGAGGATGTAAATGTCGAAGATATGCTCTATGCTATCCGGGACAATGCTGAGTTCGCAAAAAAACAACCAGAAGCAGAAGTTCTTAGTGAGTATCTTTTAGATCTTGTCAAACCTGGACGTGGTGCTAAAGGTCAGGCTGCTGCATCTAAAGAGGTTGTTGAGGAAGCACATAAGTTTTTGTCAGATGGAAAAGACTTTCCTATTCATTGGTTGATGCAGGTATTGCACGTTGATGATGTCACTAGATTATGTGAGAGTGCTGCGACAAATACCATTGGCAATCCACGTCGAGTCAATAAAAAATACAATGAGTTTCAAGATGCAGAGAAGTGGTTCAAAGAACAGGGAGGAGAGGTTGTTTATAATTCGTATGTGAATGGTGCTGCGACAATCAAGTGTGGAAAGGATCTCTACTTTGCCATCAATAATATTCTCAGTTATGTCAATGAGAACTATGCTCTTGAGAAGTGGCAGAAGATGTTCCCTGATTATAGAATCCATCCACTACATTTCCCTGGACATTCTGACGGAGCATTGGCACCAGTCAAACCTGGGTGCTTGATTAGTATTGGTGATCCAAAGTTCACTGATATAACCTTCCCTGGTTGGGATGTTTGTCAGCTCAGTGGGCAAGGTTGGTCTCAAGTAGAAGAGTTCTCCAACATGAAACATTCATTACCAAATAATGGACGTTGGTATGTTGCTGGTGAAGAAAAAAATGATGCTCTAACTGATTTTGTTGAAACCTGGTTGAATGATTGGGTCATTTACGTTGAGGAGACTGTATTTGATGTCAACATGCTTGTTGTTGATGAGCAGAATGTCATCGTCAACAACTACAATAAAGATGTTTTTGATTTCTTTGAGAAGCATGGTGTGACTGGGCACGTGGTCAACTTTAGGCACCGTTACTTCTGGGACGGTGGACTACACTGTATTACTACTGACCTGGATCGCGAAGGAGAAAGGCAAGACTTCTTCCCAGAGCGTTCTAAATAATGCAGGTCTAATATTGTTATGCCATCAGTATATCAACCTTGGGATAAACTAAAAACTTGCTTGGTAGGTCGGTCATATCCTCCAGAGTTTTATAGTTACATCAAAAATTCCAAAGCACGTGCTGGAATGGAGAAGATTGCTCAGGAAACTGAGGAAGATTATCAAAAACTCTGTGACAAACTGACGGAGTTAGGTGTCAATGTAATTAGAACTAATATTTCTGACGACTGGGAGAAAGATCATAACTGGGGATACGAAGCTAAGTATCCCTCGGCAATGCTTCCAAGAGATCACCTTGCGGTGATTGGTGACAAATTATACATGCCGAACAGTGACTACTTGAAGAACATTGATCTCCGTGAGATGCTCAATGGTCTTCATAATCCAAACTGTAAGCATGAGTGGTTGCAACCTGGTTCTGAATTAGTTGCAGAGTTCATCCTCGACATGATGAAACCTGCTAGAGGTGTTGAGAATACTAATCCTATTGAGGAACTGCGTGATTTTTATCACAACTATGGTTCACAACGTCGGGATGGATATACTTATAGTTTGGGTGGACTTCTGGCAGGGTTAGACATTGAGGACATGGAAAGACTGTGCTTGAGTGCTGTCACTAATACAATTGGTAATCCCCACAGAGTCAACAAAGAATATAATGAGTATCAGGATGCAGAGAAGTGGTTCAAAGAACAGGGTGGGGAAGTTGTATACAATCAGTACGTCAACAGTGCTTCAGTAATTCGTTGCGGTAGAGATCTGTACTTCTCTATGAACAACATCATGAATCTTGCGAATCAAGATATGTTCATGGCTAAATGGGAGCGTTTGTTCCCTGAGTTTAGGCGACACCCTCTGTATGTTCCTGGACATGGCGACGGTTCTTTGACTCCAGTCAAACCAGGACTGTTGGTTTCTATTGCTAAAACTGAATTCTTTAGCGAAACTTTCCCTGATTGGGAGGTTGCACGTGTTCCGGGTGCTGGATGGAAACAGGTGGATGGTTTCCTAGAGATGAAGAAGAAAAACAGAGGACGTTGGTGGGTTCCTGGAGAAGAAGACAACGATGATCTAACGGAATTTATCAACACTTGGTTGAACGACTGGGTAATCTATGTTGAAGAGAGTGTCTTTGATGTCAACATGCTTGTGGTTGACGAGAAGAATGTTATCTGTAATGGATATAATAAGACTGTCTTTGATGCCTTTGATAGGCATGGAATTACAGGTCATGTCGTGAACTTTAGGCACCGTTACTTCTGGGATGGTGGACTGCACTGCATCACCCTCGACCTGGATCGTGAGGGAGAGATGCAAGACTTCTTCCCAGAGCGTGGTGATGAAAGTTATATCATCCATGACCCAAGGGAAGACAGGAGATCAGCACTGTATGAAAAGTGGGATGCTTACGATAAGCAACGTCCTAACTTCAGAAAAGATCAGGAAATCAAAATCAATAATTAGTTTCCTAGAAACAGGAAAAAAAACTCGGGCAAAAATTTGACACCCAGGTTTTTTATGTGATACAATTATATGTAAGAGTTTATACTCAGATACATAACGTGTCTGCAAATTGCAAATGAAGCCTTTATTTGTGCTAATCGCTTCACTGTTCCTTGCTTTACCTGCATGGGCAGTGGATGTAACGATGGGTGCTGGTGGCAACCTAGTATTTGAACCAAATGAGATCTCAATCTCTGCAGGGGATACGGTCCACTTCATCAATGAAGCACTACCTCCTCACAATATTATTGTAGAGGCACGTCCAGATCTTTCCAGAGAAGCACTCTTGTTTGCTCCCGGAGAAACACAAGACGTTGTATTTGCTGACGCAGGAGACTATAATTTCTTCTGTGGTCCTCACCAAGGTGCAGGTATGACTGGCACCATTCACGTTCAATGAATCCTATGTTCACTGTTACTCTCAAGACTCCTGAAGAAGTACACACTATTGAGTGTGCTCATGATCAATACATCCTTGATGCTGCTGATGAGGCAGGTATTGATCTTCCTTACTCCTGCCGTGCAGGTGCCTGCTCCACTTGTGCAGGAAAAATTGAATCGGGTACTGTAGATCAAAGTGATCAGTCATTCTTAGACGATGATCAACTAGAAGCAGGTTTCTTGATGACCTGTGTCTCCTACCCAACTTCTGACGTTACTATTCTTACTGAGCAAGAGGAGAACCTTTACTAAATATCAATGTATAACAGTCGTAAAACGTAGACATGTCGGTTTCTAAAGCCTGTTCTTCGCTTTCCTCCTCTGAAGTTCGGAGTGAGTTGACCATGGATTCTAATGGAAACATGGTCTTGGATGGCACTGGTGAGGCGATTGATCGCTCCACGAAATCGCCAGCATGGCGTTTTCGTGAGCGTGTTTGGAAACGCATTGATCGCGAACAGCATGACGTTGGAATGGACTTCTATCGTAAGCAAGAACTTGCTAAGAAAGAAGTCAAAGCGGATCTTGAGTTTATGAATCGCGAGAAGGCAAGGACCGGTGCTTTTCCAGAGCGTCCTGAGTAAAGATTGACAAGGTAACTTAGATACCCTATAATATCTAAGTTGATCTGTCTTTCATGAAAAAGTATCAAGTAAAATCCCGCTGGTACTACTGGTTCTGGGGCATTGCAACAGTCTCAGTAGTATCAGGTCAAATTTATGTTGGTACAGGCTACCGGGCAATGGCAAAAGCCATTGGGTCGGTAGTTTCTGGTGTAGATGTAACTTTGATTATCCCTGATAATGATTCTTTATTCTGAGAAGTGGGAACTTCCGGAAGATACTATAAAAACTCTCAAGGAACGATACGATGATCCTTTCTTCCTAAAGGGAGGAGAGGACTCGATTGAGAATAGAAAAAACTGGGGACAACATTACACTGGGTTTCATAAGAACCCAAACAATAAAGCACCAACTGTTGAAGGTAACTTTGTTGACAAAGATCTTCTACAACTTTATGTCCCTAAACTAAAGAAAATCCTTGGGGACATTGGATTGCCTATGGGCAAGACCATTTATAGTTACAGTAGTATCTGGGGACAACTATATAAACGTGACCTTGAAGCGGTCATTGATGTTCACAATCACTACGAGGATCCACGTCAATTGATTTCGTGGGTTCACTTTGTTGATGTTCCTGACACCAAACTGTTTTACTTTCAGGTTGGAGATAAAAAAATCTATCCTGAATGCCAAAAAAGTGGTGACATCATGCTGTATCCATCCTATGCTATGCATGGTGTGGAAAAGATGACTGAAGGGCTTGACCGCTTTGTTGTCGTCGGTAACATAGTAAAACTCAACCAAAATCGTTGGTAAATGCAAGCAGTAATTTACTCGAAGGACGACTGTCAGTGGTGTGATAGGGTTCGTCAACTACTAGTGTCAGTTGACATTGAATACCTTGAGTATAAACTTGACAAAGATTTCACTAAAGATCAATTCTATAATGAGTTTGAGGAGGGTGCTACCTTCCCACAAGTCTCTATCAACAACAAAGCAATTGGTGGATGCAAAGAGACACTCCAACATCTCCAAACCTTGGAGATGATTTGATGAACAAGGGCACCCTTCTCATGTATAATAGAAGGAAACCCCCCCACAAACTAATACCTCTTTTCAAAATTTTTGGCAAGAGATTTTCGCTACATATAGAAAGGGAGAATTAGCATGGCGCTCGATTCAACTACTGTCTTTTTCGCGATGTTTGTAGTGATCATTCTACAAACGATTGGAATTGGTTTAGTGATTGGTTATCTAGTCCGTACTTACATCCACGATGTAACTCCCCAGTATTCTCACCCTGAGATGTTTGATGAGCATGGTAATCCTGTTGCAGACACTCTAATCTCTTTCCGATTTGAAGGTGAGACCCCCTACCTCGATGAATTTGAAGACTAATTATGGCAACGTCCAAACTTCCTAGCAATCCTCTGGTATCTGAACTGTTCAAAGCAGTACATGGTGCCAAGACTGTGGATAAAAAGGTTGAACTACTTGAACAACACAAACGGGATGACGTAAAGGCAATCCTTATTTGGAATTTTGACAAGGGAATCAAGTCTGCTATCCCCGAAGGAGATGTTCCCTATAAAAAGAACGAGTCTCCTGCTGGTACTGATGGTCACACTCGTCTAGTACATGAGTGGAGGTCACTGTATAACTTTATCCGTGGTGGTAACGACAAACTATCTCAGATGCGTCGGGAAACCTTGCTGATTCAACTCCTAGAGTCACTCCATGCTGATGAAGCAGAGATTGTTACTCTGACCAAAGACAGTGAACTGCAGAGTAAGTATCGCATTACTCGTAGCGTTGTAGAAAAAGCATACCCTGAGATTCACTGGCGTGACAAGTGAAGTTTCTCATTGATCTAACAGATCATTGTAACTCCAAGTGTCCTCTGTGTGCTAGGCATAAGACATCATACAATGATGAAGTTGCGGTGCTTGCACCTGACCCATCAATGAACCTGTCAAAGATCTCTCTTGATCAGTGGAAGACATGGTTCCCTCAAAAAACCCTTGAGAAGACAGAGTTGATCTACTTCCAAGGGTCTTTTGGTGAGCCTACATTGTGTGATGATCTGCTTGAAATATATGCCTATACTCTAAAGTCAAATCCCAATATTGTTTTCCAGATGAGTACCAATGGAGGCACTCGTGACGATGCATTTTGGGGAAGACTTGGTGCTCTCATGGGAGCATCACATAAAGATAGTTTCCTCATCTTTTCTATTGA